TGTATACTTGACATGACCCGTGAACCACGTTCCAATAATGCCATTGTAGTACCAACTGGATTGGCTTGTGAACCATCTCCAATTTTTTGATCAGCAATAGAAGCGAACTCTCTACCACTTTGCACGACAAATCCTAATAGTTGATATAATACTTGATCAGGTCCCTTGTATGGTAATGGCATTAAGCCATCACGAATTGCACCACCTGGTGCGTCTACGTCTCTAAATTCTCCTGGCTGTATTGGTGAATCATCATCCCTAATTCTAAGACCACGGGCCTTGAACCCTGCTGGTAAGTTTGACAATGTTCCCGCATCAATAAGTTGACGGAGCGCTGAAGTGGCCGTTCTTGATAAACCCCCAAGCATATGGATAAGACCAAAGCCATAAAAACCAAGACCAGGTAAAAACTTAAAGTGTACGAAGTAAGGTATTTTTTGTTTTGTTGGATCTTCTGGTTTGTAGTTTCTGTAGATAGATAAAATTTCACCCGAGTTTTGATCAACTGTAATAATATAAGGAAGTTTGATTCCAGTCTGTTCTCCGTTCTTGTCTAAATCTTCGAAGCCTTCTATATCGCATTCAGCATGAAACTCTATTAGATTAAAGTCATACTCCTCATCTGTTTTTTGCACACCTTCAAGTTTATCCATTTTTTCTTGAATAGGATTATCTTCAGAGATACCAGGATTAAGATCTATGTCTCGATAAAAACCTGACACTTGTTTTTTACGTAAATCATTTTCTGACATTTTTAAAACATGTGCAATACGCTCTGCGGACATAAGGTCACTAGCGTTGTAAGGAACAACTAAATCTTCACTAGGAATAAATTTTGCAACAGCTCTATTTTTCTGACCATCATAATAAACTTTTTTAAATGCTGAACCTGCAAGAGGTAAATGAAAAAGCAATTGATCCATCTCAGGATCATACTCTTGCATCACATTTGTTATTTGGTAATTCATAAAATCTTTGACACGCTCTGCTTGAGCTTCTTTGTCCATTGTAACTTCACCGACAATACTTACATCGACGGGTCCTTTTGCTGGTAACATTTCTCTGTATGCATGCGCTTGAAACTGTGTAACTGATTCTGCTAATAGTGGATGTGTAACACCACTTGCTCCTTGAAATGGTTGTGATCTTTCATCGTATTTAAAACCAAGTAAATCTAATCCTTTTGAAAAACCTTCTTCCCAATCTTTTCGTGAGCTTTTGTCATCTTCAAATTCACCTAATAATTTATTTGAAATTCTTGTTAATTCATCTTCATTTACAACTTCTGCTAAGTTTGCATAAAAATCAGTAGACGGTGCTTGTAGTGGTGGATTAATTAAAGCTCCACCATCTTCTGTCATTTCAATATTTATCTCTTCTGATTCTCCAGGTGCATCAACTATTATTTCTTCTTGAGCTTCTAGCTCTGCATTTTCTGGTTGTATTTTTTTATCTATGGCCATAACTTCCTTTTATTGTAATTTAGTTAAACATTCTACCTAATTTATTCACACCTCTTGTAATAAAATCTTTTGTGCTATCAACAGCTTCTCTAGCAGTAAGATTTCCATCAGTTGATTTAGCTTTTTCAAGGGCAGAACCTTGCATCATAGTAATGCCATCAATAAGAAGATTAATATTGTCTTCTGAGGTTCCTCCAAAGTTTACTTCTTTGTCTCCTATTGATTTTGCTTTTGAAAGATCTAAAGCTAATCGTATTACTTGACTGTCATCTAAAGGACCGCCCTGTTTTTTATACATATCCGTAAGTACCTTTTCTATTAACATTAAATTTTCATCAGAAATATTTTTTGATGATTCAGCAGAGCCACCATCTTTAAAATTAGGTATTTTGCTTTTTAATAAGTTTGCCAACATATTCTCACCCTCAACCATTTTAGCTGCTGCTGGTTCAGCAATACTTTCTACCGCAGGATCAACAATATTATCTTTTGCAAATTTACCCGCTCTGTATACATCAGGTGCTGATAGAACCGCTCCAAGGACAGGGTTTGTTGCAGCGCCAACAGTTTTGGTAACTACAGAACCAAAGGCTCCTTTACTAACTAAAGCAACAAGAGAAGCTAACGCTGCTTTTGCTTTTTTAGTTTGACCTGCTTGAAATAATTTATCTATCTGCGCTAAAGCAAAATCTAAATTTAATTTTTGTTTAGCAGACATTTTAACTTTATCAGCTAACTCTTGTATCTTTGTATAAATCTTTGATTGTATTTTTGGGTTATTTACCCCCGTAGCTGTGCCTTTTGTTTTAAAAACAAAATCAAAGTTTTTATCAAGATATTTATTTTGAAAAGCTTGTGAAATTTTTGGCCTTGTAGTGAAAGTTTTTCCATCAATTTGGTATGGTTTTGTTTTTACTATCTCTATTGCATTTTTATATTTTGGGTTTACCGTAAATTTATTTCCTTTTCTTGTAACTCCTTTATCTATAACTTCTTTTCTAAATTGTTCCATATACCCTGATAACATTCCTGAATTTTTAATTGTTGCTATTTGTTCAGGGTTTAAACCTTTCAGTGCCGTGGTCCGATATTTTTTCATCGCTTTATTAAAACCATCAAAGTCATCTTCGTAGTCCATGATGTTTGGTACATTAACAATGTTTCTTATTTGTGCTGACTTAATTCCTTTATCTTTAAACACTTTAAATATTTCAGGGCCCATGGGTCTTTCAACTTTTGATCCTTTTAAAATATTAGCAATACGTGAGGAAGGTCTGTTGGTTACTGTATCACTCGGCACGTTCAACGCATCCATGACGTCAACCATTGTTTCAGTTGTCGAGGCTAACTTTGGTTTGTTCTTTAAATTTTCTACAAGTTGCCCTAATAACGCATCACCGCCCTTGTTCATTTGTACAATACCACCATCTTTTTTAGCGATAGTTGGTCCAACGCCAAAATTTTTTAATAGCTTTAAAACTTCTGAATCATTTAAATCTGTTATTGTTTGAATAGTTGAGGGATGTAGATCTTTAGGATTAAAGTATCCTTTATCAATCATCTTATCTAACAATAATTGTTTCAACGGATTTTTAAAATCATCTGCCATTAGTAGTATTCCCTTTGTTGCGTGATCCGTGGTTCATCCTGATAGTCATCTGGTAAATTAATAAAGTTACCTTGACGAAAACGCATTAATGCCTGAGTAGTAGAATCCACTAAATCATCATGCTCACCATAAGGGAAAGCGGCGCATTCTTCAATAACTTCTTCTGCCCATCTTTTATCTGCAGGGTAGTATACTCTACCAGATTCAAATAATGGTGCAACAGAGTTTACACGTACATGCTTATCGTTTCCTTTACTTGGAACAAAATTCACGACAGGGACTCCTACTTGACGTAATTCGTGAGTTAGGGGTGTACCACTTGCCTTAGCTTCGATTATCACTGTCTCTGGTTCCCAGTACTTATACTCCTCTAATGCAATTTTTTTTAATTCAGGGAAGTCCCACCTCCCCTTACGAACATCAAGTAAAATTACATGGGGACCCTTATACTGAGGATAGAAAACACCCCACGTAGTGATTGCAGAAAAATCGGCTGTTTCTTTTTTACTGAATGCTGTGTCATAACTTTGTATGATGTGTATCAAATCAGGAATATCTTTTTGTCTCCACTCCTTCCACCATTCTCTTTTAATGATTGAACCTTCTTCTGAAGTTGGATTTTGTTGCCACTGTGCTTGCCACTTAGCCTCGGACAGTGATGCTTTAACCGCTTCTAATTCTTCTAGCTTCCAATAGTTTGGCCAAACAGGATTATTGCTTGGCATGATTGCAGGAAATTCTACCACTTCCCATTTATCTGCTTTCGGTTCTGTTTGTGCATTTAACAATTTGCCTGTCAAATCTTTCGTGGACCAACGTGTCATAACAATAACAATTGAACCACCTGGCTGCAAACGTTGACGAGGTCCTGACGTATACCACTCGTAAGCATTATCCATAGCTGTCTCGGACAGTGCATCTTGTTCCGAATGAGGATCATCAATAATCAAGAGATCCGCACCACGACCGGTTATTGCACCACCGATACCTGCTGCATAATACTCACCACCTTTGTTTGTTTCCCAACGCCCCGCAGCTTTGGAGTCTGCTGCAATTTTACAATCTTCAAACACTTGTCTAAAGCTTTCTTGATCAACAAGGTTTTTCATCTTACGACCGAACCTTACTGCAAGTTCTCCTGTGTGTGTTGTTTGTATAACTTTTAATTTTGGATTTTTTCCTACCATCCATGCAGGAAACAAATAAGAAGCAAACTCCGATTTAGTGTGCCTGGGGGGCATGTTAACGATCAATCGCTTAATCTTTCCGCTGGCAATATCCTCAAACTTCTTTGCTATCTTTCGATGATGATCTCCCTCAATAAATTCTGGCCAAACGTGTTTGACAAAGGGAATAAACCTTTTTTCAGCTAGGTCTAACTTTCTTAATTGCTGTTCCAATAGTTCTGTTTGGAGTTGGACCTCCGTTTTGTTTTGCATGGTA